ACCACATACGCAACGTACATAAGTTCGCTAACTTGCTTCTTATCAAATTTACCAAAATCACCATACAAGCCTTTATTACCAACTCGCGTTAAATGAGTCCAAACACTCATCATTTCTTTGGAAGGGTTTAAACCTACCAACATATTGTTAGAAATACGATTCTCAACAAAATGAGACGCGAAACCACCAAAAAACATTTGACATAAAGGAACAACATACTTGTCATAACCAACAAACATACGACAGCCAGTTTCCTTACATTCCACTTTCAAATGATCTTTACATAGTGGAGTAATAACTTCTCCTTTACGGAGATTCTCTGCTTGTTCTTCGATTATCTTAACAAAGAGTTGGGAGTATGGATTATCAAAATCATATTCCCCATCTTTACCAAAACAATCCCTAAAACTATTGGTAGGTAACTTAAAATCTTTTTCCAACCGCTCCAATGTTGGTCCAACAGCCGATTTCCTATTTAAACCTCTCAGATGCAAACTAGGTACACCACGAATAGCATCCTCTACAGACAAAGTCTTCTTATGACAATCTGAAAAAGGGGATGTATTTTTAATGTAATTTCTACCTATATGCACAGCAATAGCTTCAATAACTGTTGGGTCAAGATTCATCTCAACATTTGAACCATACTTATGACAGTTCAAAATCAGAGGATCCCCAGTGTCATCGGGAATTAATTTACTAGGGTACTTTGAGAGCCGTTTCTTCCCATCTCTCATTTCCCCATAACGTTCGACAATCTCATCATAAGCAATACTACGAGTAATATTGTTTCGCCGATTAACTTGTTCGAACGGGACACTTCCTACTGGAGCATGATGAACAGCAATAGGGGCAGTAACATTAACATCAACTATAAAAGAGCCAATTGAAGAACTGTCACAAGTAACTGGCAAAACTTCTTTTGCCATTTCAACAATCTTATCATAATTTTTGTTTATAGCCTCTACGGGGGGAATAACTTTGGGACCAAGTCTAAATTCCTCCAACCATTCATAATCATCAGCCCATAAAAAACCCCCAATCCCATGGTTATGTGTATTACTAAAAGCTGTATGCCTATAACAAGGAAATGCATGTTGCAAATTCTTATTAAGGCTAACTTTACTATACAAACTCTCTGACCACATAAAAACCGGCATATGACAATC